GCTATGCCACCTACATCTCTAATCACATTCATCGGATAATTTAAAGAACCAGCATAGTTAGCATAGTTCATATCTAATCCACGTTGTTGTAGTCCTTGTTGTTGTGCACCGAGTGAGCTTAATCTGTTTATATCACCACCCATTAAATTATATATGCCTGTGTTTATATTTCCGAGAGCACTTGCTCCTCTGCCCATGGTGTTAATTAAATCACCACCACCAGCTATACCTATGTTTGCTAAATTACCTGATAATGAACCTAACCCTCCAGCTACAGTTCCTCTACCTTTAAATGCTGCCTGTGCATTAGCCATAGCATCACTAAAACCTTGTCTCCTTATACCACCCACAGCTTCTGCTGCACCTCTGCCAAAACTTTTTGCTAATTCGTCTCCCATTATCCTGCCCCTTGAACCACCAAAAGCACCAGATTGTATGGCTTGATTATTCAATTGATTTTGAGTCACATCGAATTGATCCTGTAAGTCTGATAGAGTTCGATTAACTACAGCATCTTCATAAGGATTGTAAAACCTAGCCGTATCTGTAGGATTAAAACCACCAGACATGTCTCTTAAAATGTTTTGAGCTTCTTGTGTACCACTTACACCTTGTTGAACACCAGTTTGTATTAAATTACTTCCTTGGTTTAATGAACCACCTAATAAATTTTGAGCTGCAGTCATACCAGGAAGATAACTTCCTACCCCACCTCTAGCAAGTTCCATTGCTTGTAGTTGGTCGGGAGTAAAACTTGCTATTCTAGGTTGGTCAAAATTATATGGTGTTTGATCACTAGTTAATAAATTTTGAAATTCTTGATTAAGAGCAGGAAATACTCCCTTGCTCATTAACTCTCCATAAAATATAGGTGGGGAAACCGTTTGTTGTGTGGTTTGTAAAGCCATTAAATTGCCTCAAAACTAGGATACATTACAGGAGCTACAGGTCTTTTTCTCATAGATTCTAAATAATTCAATAACGCTGAATTTTCTATTCCTGTGTCGGTAGGTACTAATCCTGCTGTTTGATTATATGTTGCCTGTGCTCTTTCTGGACCAGAAAGGTATCCTTCTAATGATCCAGCTTGACCTGTACCCATGCCTTGATTCATGTAATCCATTATTTGTGGGTTTTGTCTTAAAGTTGACTCTTCACGCTCAGGTGTTACTGGGTCTTCAAATGCCCCTAATGAGCTTGCTCCCATAAGACCTACAGCACCTTTTCCAAGCATACCTAAATCTTTAAAAGATTCTTTTATAGGTGTACCAGCACTGCCACCTGTAAACAGGTCGCTTGCATTAGCCCCTATGTTTTGATAAAAATCTCCTATACCACCCATATCACCTGCGTACATATTACCAGCACCAGCATCTCCAAATCCTAAATTAGCACCACCTATACCACCACTACCAAATGTACCACCTTGTAGCCCTGCACCTGCTGCCATATTACTTAATTGAAAACCTGTTGCTGCCTGTTTTGCAGCATATCCTATATCACCTTCTTTTACCATACCACCCACAGCTCCACCGATGGTAGCACCTATAGGTCCACCAAAAGCAAAGCCCACTATATGTCCTATAGTCGGAGCATTTTTCTTAATGTCTCCCCATAAATCACTTAAAAATCCATACTCCATAATTCCTGTATTAGGATTTATTGAGTTTGCTGGATTTCCTACAGTAAATTGGTCTATACTTATATCATATCTGCCATAAATATCTTCTAATTTTTTTCTAAACTCTGGGTCACCTGCTATTTTTTTAGGTATTACTACTTCTCCAGGAGCTAAGTGTCCTAACACTTGATCACCATACCTACCTTTATTAGCCAATATTTTTTCTAAATCTGGCTGACCCATTTCCATGTCTAATCCTGGTGCCACACCCATAATACTGTCAGGTAATACAGCAGACAACTGTCCTGTCACATCATCTCCCATGAGTGGCGAAATAGGTATATCTTTCAATAATCCTAATTGACCTTTATTTAAAAGATTTGATATTCCACCAAGTTGCATTATGCCACCTTGCACTTGTCCCATAATTGGTAATTTTTCTAAAAAACTCATTTTTCTCTTGAAACTCCTTTCATTTTTTCATAAGTTCTAAGACCACCTAATCCGAGCATACCCATAAGTATACTAGATAATTGTGAAAACTCAAAGCTAGGAAGGTCAATTTTTAACCCAGAAACTATAAGTATAGTCTCTATTATTGGCGATAAAATAAAATGATACGCTAAAGCTACCCCACAAATCCATCCTACGAATGGACGCCAACCAGCTACAAATATATTTTTATGTGCAGCTTCTTGTTTGTTTAATTGTATTTGTGCAAGATTAGCGTCATGAAACGCCATAGTCATCTCTTTTTGTAGCTTCATTTTTAGATTTTTATCAGGTATAAATTTACCTAATACTTTATCTGCTACTTCTATTACTTGACCTATCATATTATTTATTTAATATCTTATGACCATAAATCTTATCCACCCAGTCGATTAATTCATTTTCTTCTAGGGTATGCTTGAGTAAGTTTACCTTTTTTGCAACTAGTTGTATATTCTTTCTTACATATAAACCTCTGGGTTTTATCCTATCTATAGAGACGTTTGTGTCCTCTCCACCGTCACTTTTATTAAAAGTCATAGGTATACCAGATAAAGCACATCTACCCTCCTGCTCGTCCCAGAGCTCGTATAAGTCCTCTGGTATAAGCGTAAATGTATGCCCTTGTTTTTCCCTCGAATATCTTAGTTGTATAAGTAAATTTTTCATAAACCTATACCTAGAACTAGATATATGTAATTTTTTAGCTTTTTGTAAACAAGCACCACATGCTTGAGGTTTATTGTTGTGCCACCTATCAGTAAATTTATTACAGTAAGGGCATCTTTTCTGTTTTATCACAAGTGAATACTAGTTGCTCCCTTCGTCAATACTGATACTATACCTAAACTTGCTTGAGCCGATAAGCCATTTTCTGGCGGACCACTAAAGGAAGAAGTGTCGGTTGTATTGACATTTAACCAATTATCACCATCATAAACTTGTAGTTTATTTAAAGTTGTGTCAAATACTATTGCCCCTTGATTAAATTTATTTTCTAATTTTTCTTGAGTTGTTATTTGACGAGTGTTATCTGGGTCAAATTGACCTAAATTAATTTCAAGAATACGAACTAATCTGTTGTATAGATTACCGTCTATACTACCATCTACACTTATAGGTAGTTGTGATTGTAGAAGTTTACTCATCTTCTTCCGTTAGGTTTTATCTCTATTCTATTATTACCTAATCGCCAACCTGTGTCTGTGTTTCCTGGATATGAAGCGTCATCATCAGATTCAAAACGCACAGCTATCTGTCTTGATCTTGACCTTAAATCTACTTTAGCTGTATCTCCAGCTACTACATTTGTACTATTTGTAGTTAAAGTTTCTCCTGGAGCATTACGAGTTTTTAACACAAAATTTATTTGACCATCACTAGAGTTGTTTAAAAACCTAACGTCTGGTATAAGTTTGCTAACAAAACTAAATTGATCACCATCTTCTATGTCCATATCAGAACTTTCTATAAACACATTAGTCATAGGGCTACCGTCATTATCGTAACCAAACTCATGTTGATATAAGTAATTACTGCCAGTAGCTCTAGGGTATGGTTCTGTGCCTGCGTCTAACCAAGCTGTTCTACTTAATTGACCATAAGCCCATGCATTGTTAGCGTAGTTGTAAGAAACATATCTATCTATTTCAGTACCACCACTTGATGTATAAAACCAACCTACTTCATCAAACTCTTCGTTTAAAAAAGCATGGAATTTATATGCTTCAGAAATATTCAAATCATTAAACACATAGCTTAAAACAGAACAAGGTATTTTTTGTACTGTTCCTGTGTATACATAAAAGTTATCAATCGCCATCCAAAAAACACCTTTAGAGGTAACTATTGCTGCATTAGGTCCAATTAATCCTGTTTCTTTATTAATTAAATTTACACCAAAAGTAAAAGGTGGTCCAACAAACTGCATACTATATAAAGCAGTATCTGTCCAAACTAGTATTTCTTGCCTAGATTTTTGGGCACCAATAATTATACTTCCTTCCGATAGAGTCAAAGAACCAGCAGTGTTGGTACTTTTAGGTTCCCACTCTGTTATATTTTCTTGGTCACAAAATGCTATAAAAAGTGGATCTTGTGTGCCTGTTCTTGCTGTTCCTGCAGCATTTAAAGGGTCAGCACCCATAACAATAGCGTGTCTATCTACTTGAGAAACTAAAGTCACCAAACCAACAGTTGGAGCTAAGTTAGATCCTGCTAAATCTGTTAAGTTTTTAGCTCTATTATTTGCTGGGTTAGTTGCCCAAGATACTCCTGCGGAACTATCCCAATAAAAAACTCCCCCATTTCTTGGATTAATAATTAAATCTTCACCAAAATTATCATGAGACCATAATCTTAATTGATTACCAAAAGCTAGTGGACTAGTGGAACCGAAAGTACTTTCTCCCCAAGTACCTGCTCCCCAACCTGTGCCTGACACATAAGCATCAAGACCTATTTGTAATTGATAATAACCTATCACACTACTTCCGCCATTACCACTGTCAGAAGCATTCGCTGTCACTGGGACAGTAAATGTATAAGTATTGACAGTTGGTACAGAAACTACTTCAAAACCTGATTGATTAAGTGAAGCACTTTCTTGGTTTAAAACATCGGCAGTCACAAGACCACCTAAACTTGCTGCACCACTAAAACTTACATAATCTCCCACAGATAACCCATGATTACTGTCCGTGGCAGTTATTGTACTTGAGCCATTACTTGCAGCAAAAGTGACATCTCCTGCAGAAGTTATTGACCGAAGAGGAGTTATATCATAAAAGCCCCCACCTTCTTCTACATAGTATTTTACAGTTGTACCTAAACCTAAAAATTTAGTTCCTACTAAATTTGTCCACCCATGTAAAGCTCTACAGTTGCCTTCAAAAGTATTACTGTTATCTTTTCTCCAGCCACCTATTTTTTCAGGGAGACCTTTAGCAAACCTGATAAGATTTCCGTCAAACCAACCATTCTCATTAGAGTAATTTGTATTTTCTCTATTGATTCCTGGTCTGAACTGTATAGTAGTGAGTTTTGTCATTCTATTACTCTATATGTTTTACCATCGTAAGAAAAACTATTTTTTCTATTTTCTTCTGGAGATACATAACTTACGTGTACCCATCCACTATGTGGGTCTACATTATCATAAAATTCTAATATAATTTGATCGTAGTCAAGTTTTTCTTTAATGTAGTATAAGAGCTCCTCGTTATCTATTCCAGGAAGTTCTATATCTACGGCTTGACCTAGAGTGTGTTGACTAGTGTCACGAGAGCCAAGTTTTCTATTGAGCTCCAAACAGCGATAGCCAGAATTAGGACTAAAAGGTTTGCCGAAATTATTTCGTATGGGTTCAAGTATTTCCTCACAAAGAGATTTTAAGTTATTAAATATAGTTTCGTCTTGAACTGTATTATCAATATCATTGCGTAGAGCAACTTGAGATTTTTCAAGTTCTCTTAACCTAAAGTGTTCTGATAATCTAGTTTCTGAGGAGAACTCCATTTTCGTTCCCCTAAAACAACGCAAATTTTACTAAAAATCCAATAATAGTTAAAGAAATAGTAACAATAAATATCAAGCTATTCCTTATAGTTCTATTGATTGAAGAAATACCATTTTCTATTGAGTCAAGTCTGCGATAGTTTTCTTTCCATCGCTGGTCACATGCTGCTTCATGAGCACTTAACCTTTTATCTAATTCAGTGACTGTTGCTCTTTTTGCCATTTTAAAAATGATTTTTTAAATTTTCCCAGTATTCAACAGCTTTTTTATTTACAAACCTGTTGATGTCTGGTCTTACTGCTTTAAGTAAAACTTTTCCTAGAATTAAAGCTAAAGCTATCCATATTATAATTTCCATATTTACCTCATGAGAAAATGATACCATTATTTGGACCTGCCCCACTATAAGCAAGGTTGTAGAATCCAAGAGTTTGGTAAGTTGTATAACCTGGAGATGTCCATGACCAATTGGTTGTCCATCCAGAAGGAGCATTAGCGTTTTGTGACTGATAAAAGGTGGCAGCAGTCCTACTAAAACTATTGGTTGAACTATTCCAAGCTGGACCAGAACAGTTCGTTATTGTTAGAGTGCTCCAATTAGAATTACTCATTTTACCATCAACAACTAAATGGGCTGCTGTATTGCCAAAAAATCCTCCACTGGTGATTCCCAGTAAAGTTTTACCAGAAATGCCTGTTATAGTAGTTGCGTTGGTTGTGCCCATGACAGTCCCAAAATTAAATGCTTGTTGCCTATACCCCCATGTGACGTACTGTTGATAATATGAATTTATCGTAATTGTTTGTGCTACTGTTCCTGTTGAAGCTTCTTCTGCCATTGCACCGTAAAAATCTGCAAAATCTGATTGTGCTTCTGAGGACTTGCCTATTAAACTCCTTATATCTGAATCATTTATGGTACAAGCTGAGGTTGAGGAACCTCCAGCTTCTACGTGGATCTCATTTAAATTTATTGCTCCACTAGTTGGAAGTTGGGACATTTTTTAGTTCCTCTACTTGTTTACTTAAATCTTTTACTGCTTCTATAAGTAGCCCAACAGTATTTGCATACTTCATGGTTTTTACTGTTCCTAGTTCTTTGTCTTCATGTTCATCTACTAGCTCTGGCACTATTTTCTCCACTTCGTTCGCTACTACTCCTATTTCTTTTGAGTTGTTTGATTTACGAGTAAAATGTACACCTCTCAATTTATTTACTTTTTCTAAAGCGTTTTCTATTTGGTAGATATCTTCTTTAAGTGCCATATCAGAATATGCACCAACATTTCCTGTAGCTGTAAAATTACCACTAGTGTCAGTAGTAAGCATGGTAGTGCCTGAATTATTATCGACACGAAAAACTCCATCAAATTTAAGTATAGTGTTGCTGTTTGTGGCTAGGTAAATTCTGTTCCTGCCATCAGCAGAACTAATCCAAGCATCATTAGGTAATGCTGCATTTAATTTAGTACCTAATTGCGTTTGTATGGCAGAAGTCACACCATCTAAATATCCTATTTCTGTAGAAGTGACAGCACTCGCCGATACATCACCGTTAGAGTCAGAAACTAAAGCTCTAGATGCAGTTAGGTCTGCCATTTTACTAAAAGCTATCGCTGCACCAGATGCAACACTTGCGTTTACAACTGCATCACTAGCTAATTGGTCTGCACCCACTGCGTCATCTGCAACCATAGCTTGTTCTACGGCATCATTCGCTATAGTAATTGCACCACTACTGGCTATAGTTACATCTCCACTTACAGCCACAGGATTATAACTTGTGCCGTCGGCTACTAATATATGACCACTGGTATTAGTAGCCATTTTTAAATCATCACCACCTATAGTTAGGTCACCACTTATACTTAAATTTTCTAACCCATCGATTACTGCAGCACCAGAACCAGCACCATCTAAAACACAAATTTTAGTAGTACCGTTAGGAACAGTGACTGTTGCCCCTGACCCTTGTTTAATTATTATTGATTGAGAGCCAGAAGTAGCATTTTCAATAATTTGTACTCTTTTCATAGTGTTTGGAGCTATGGTGATTGTACAAGTAGAATCTAAAGTACCTGTATATTTTACATACATAGCTCTAGCTGCATCTGTTGAGCCGTCTGCTACTGTTGATACATGAGTATCTGCGTTAGTGACTATGGCTTCTGTACCATAACCTAATGCTTCTCCTATCAGCTCTAAATTAGTGTTAGTGACTGTTCCCCATGTACCAGATTGGTCTCCAGTACCCATCTCATTTAATCTAAGATTATTAACGTATGTACTTGCCATTGTAAAATTATAAGTTAATTAACACAATTAAGCTACTTCTTCCCAATTAGGTGTTTGACTATCGTCTACATTACTATAGCTAGGTGTTTGACTATCATTTACATTACTATAATTAGGTGTTTGGCTATCACCCACATTACTATAATTAGGTGTTTGACTATCATTTATACCACTATAGTTAGGTGTTTGGCTATCGTCTACCATGCCCCAAATTAGTACTCTTGGCTCACCTGTTGTACCTACTTGTCCTATAGGAGTTACATTAGCTTTACCAATAAATGATAAAGAGCCTAGTGATGCTGTGCTAGATACACCAGAAATACTAACTTTATTCTGTGTTGTTGTACTGGGGTTATTTAAAGTAGCTTGTAAAGTTTGTCCTGCTACAGAAACATTCGCTTTACCTGTTATTGAAGATAGCGTACCTAAAGCAGATGTGCTGGTTTGACCACTTACACTTACATTGGCTTTTGCTTCTAGTGTTATTGAGCCTACTCCACCTGTACCTACTTGACTAGAAGGAACTGTGCTTGCTTTACCTGTAACAGAAAGTGAGCCAACTGCCGATGTACTGGTTTGACCTGCAGGACTAACATTAGCTTCTGCATCTGTAGTTACGCTTACAGAACCAACACTCCCCGATACTCCAGGAAGTATAGCTACAACACTTCCATTTACCCCCAAACCAGAAACAGAAGCTGTTAATGCTGATAATGGTTCATCAGGGTTATTTCCATAGTCATTAACTAGTGCACTTGCGGAAATTGTTGGACTACCTAGTGCTGATGTACCTACTTGACCAGAAAGAGTAACACTTGCTCCAGCAGCAGCAGTAGCTGTACCTAAAGCAGAAGTTCCTACTTGAGAGGCAGGTGTTACGTTTGCCTTACCTACAAAAGTAAAACTACCTACAGCTCCAGTACCAGCTTGTCCTGTGACATTTACATTTACACTCGCAGAGTCACCTCCAGCTAATGCTGAAAATGGAGCTTCTGAAAATGCACTTACACCTAACATAATTAATTATGAAATTTTTTTCTAAATTCTTTGCGTA